GAATGAGTTGGTTAATGATTTATTTACATATAACAGATTTTCGTGGGGTAGTGAGTTTAATACATTTAATGTAACAATGGGAACATTTTCATTTGAAACTGTTAATACTGTTACCGAAGATAGACTTGTACGATGTAGTATACCATTAACAGTATACGGAACATTGTTAGCAGAATCAGAAGTACAACAGGAATCTATACGTAAAATGTATTCAATTAAAAAAGTTTCATTTGATATGGTATTAGATGTAGGACAAAATATATTTGAATCAACATCAGTACCTGTAAAATTATTGCAACAATATAATAGCATTATCTCCGGAAACAAAGTAGTAGTTTCCGGAGGAGGTAGTTCAACTACTATAGATGCAACAGCAATGGCATATTTAACTCAATTAATTGATAAAGCAGGCGTTAGAATATCATCAACACAAACAACAGTTGCAGGTGCACCAAAACTAAACCCTACTACTAATGCACCAGCAACAATCAATGAATTTGATATTTATATTAACGGACAATATATAGATAAACCAGCATATACATGGACTCCTGATTCAAATATAGGAACTCAGACAATAACATTTGATACTACATTATTAGGATATACTATAGATGCTGGAGATTTAATTGTTGTACATGGAAGGTGGTCATAATGACTAGACAATTTAAACCATCACAATTAAAACCTGGATTATATGATATTACATCATCATATGCGCTTACTGCATCATATGCATTAAATAATTCACCAACTTATTTAATAACTACAGGTAGTGTATCTACACAAGTAGATGTAAAAAATGATTTGTTTTTGATTAAAAGTGGCTCTAGAAATTTATTAACAATTACACAAAGTGGAGTAATAGTATTATCAACACAATCTGCAGAACTTACGGGTAGTGCACCAGTTGGTGGTATATATTTTACATCTAGTTCATTTTTTGTAGGATTGTAAACGTAACTAAACAATATTTATTAATAAAAAAGATTTTTAATATAAGGAATACATAATGGCATCATGGAAAAAGGTCATAGTATCTGGTAGTAATGCTAATTTAACATCGCTATCTGTTGATAATTTAACGTCAGGTCAAGTTGTAATCGGCGGCGGTACATCAAATTTAACTACTACCGCAATAAACGGTACGGGAAATATAGTTGCAACTACAGGAGCATCTGGATTATCACATTCGGGATCATTTTCAGGATCATTCCAAGGCGATGGATCTCAATTAACAGGTGTTGTTGCTACTTCACCAAACTCACTTACAATTGGAGAAGGTTTAGGTGGCGGTGCATCATATAATGGTTCTACTGCGATAACATTAACAGTATCAGGTGCGGCTGAATTAGGAGTTAATAAAGTTGTTAAATGGAATAACACCGATGGTAAATTTGTTGATGCAAGTTTAACAGATAATGGTACTACTATTTCTGGTGCAACTTCTATACAATTATCAGGAGCTAATTCATCATTAACTGGTTCATTTACTGGTTCATTTACTGGTGATGGATCTGCATTAACGGGTATTGCTACTACATTAAACATTAATGCTGGCTCAGGTGGTCCTAGCACAGTTGCATTATCATCACAAACATTAACTATTGCTGGAACTGCTAACGAAGTAGAAACTTCTGTATCTGGTCAGACTATTACAATTGGATTACCTAATGATGTGACAATCGGCCAAAACTTAACAGTAACTGGTGATTTATTTGTTAATGGTACTACTACGACAGTTAATACTACAGATTTATTAATTGAAGATAAATTTATATTATTAGCTTCCGGTAGTATATCTGGATCAGATGCTGGTATTATAATTGATAGAGGATCTGATACTGATGCAAATATCGCATTTGGTTTTGATGCTGATACGGATCGTTGGGGATTCCAAAACGGATTAACCGATTCGACAAATGCAATGACTATCGGTGCTAACGGAAATAGTGCGTTTGCTGGTATAGTATTTACTGAATTATATCACACATCAACTAAACCAACTACCGGTGAATTTGTTGTAGCAGGCGCAATTTATACAAATAATGACGGAACAATTTGGATGTACGCATAAAATTTATTATAATAGGTTATGGGAATTATACAAAATTTAACTAAACAGAATTCTCCTCAAAAAAACGAGGAGAATTTTTCTTTAAATAAAGCAGAATTAGAATTTCTTTTATTACTAGTTAAGAGATCAACATTTGTTGGAGAACAGATAGAAGATGTATACAATGTTGTATATAAATTGCAACAACAATATTTGCAAGTAAAATAAATAAGTTATGGAAGAATTATTTTCATTATCAGAACTTACCGTATTACGCCAAGCATTAAACGTAATTACAATTCAAGGTAAAGATGCTAAACCAATTGCATTACTTCAAGACAAATTAGAATCACTAATTACTCAGCAAGAGATTGCTCAACAAGAAAAACGACCAGTAAAAAAATCTTAAACAATATTTATATTAAATCAGATGTAGGCCGCAAGGAAGTAGGCGTATACACGGCATAAGTGTATGTATCTAACCACATCATAAAGGAATATAAGTATGCCATCTTGGAAGAAAGTCATAGTATCGGGGTCTGATGCCTCGCTCAATTCATTACAACTAACTAATTTATCTAATACCATAACAAGTGATATAGTTTATATCGATACAGTTACTGGTAATTTAAGTTATGGGACCGCGGGAACAGTAACTTCAGCTTCATTTGCATCAACTGCTTCGATCGCTTCAACAGCATCATTTGCAATATCTGCACAAACGGCATCATATGTACTTAATGCGGTAACGGCATCATATGTTGCGAATGCACAGACCGCATCATATGTACTAAACGCAATATCATCATCATTCGCCTCAACTGCATCGTATGTTAACCCATTAAATCAAAATGTACTTGTAACGGGATCATTAAATGTAACAGGTGGTATTACCGGATCTGGATTATTAATTACCGGATCAACATTAGGAACTTTAGTTACAATTACTCAAACAGGAGCAGGTAGTGCGTTTGCAGTACAAGATGCAGCTAGCCCCGATTCTACAGCATTCATAATCGACACGTCTGGTAGTGTAGGTATTGGAGCTCCGGCATTACCATCTACATTCTCAACTAAATTATATACCGGTATACCTGAGTTTTCTGGATGGTCTGGTATTAAGGCAAATGGTAATAACAATCATGCTATAATTGGTCAAGGTAGCAGTGGATACGCCGGAGTCTATGGAGAAAATAGCGAGACTAGTGCGAATAACAATATTGGTGTTTATGGTAAGGCATCTCCTGGAGATGGTGATCCATTTAATGGCGTATTGATGATTGGTGGTAAATTCCAAGCCGCCGGCGATCCGCAGTATGCAACAAATTACTCAGTGCAATTATTAGATGGTACAGAGGCTGCTGGTAAAGTATTAGTATCTCAAGATGCATCTGGATCTGCCAATTGGAGTACGCAATTATCTGGTTCATATGGTTTAACAGGATCGTTAAGAGTAACTGCCGGTATAACGGCATCATTACAAGGTACAGCATCATATGTTGTACTAGCACAGACTGCGTCATTCGTCACTACTGCACAAACGGCATCATATGTACTTAATGCTGTATCGTCATCGTTTGCATCAACTGCATCATTCGTTACTACTGCACAAACTGCATCATTCGTTACTACTGCACAAACTGCATCGTTCGTTACACTAGCACAAACCGCTAGTTATGTTGCAAATGCGCAAACTGCATCATACATTGATACATTAAATCAAAATGTAACCGTATCTGGTTCATTAACTGTAACAAATGATTTTACGGTATTAGGATCTTCATCTATACAATATATAACATCATCACAATTAAACATTGGCGATAATATTATATCAGTTAATACTATCAACCCAAGTGTAAGATTTGGAGGACTCGCAGTTATAGATTCAGGATCATCTCCGCAAACATCAGGATCATTGTTGTTTGATTCGCAAAACAATCAATGGATATTTGTGCATCAAAGTACCGCAGCTGCAGCAATAACTAGTTCTGTGTTAATCATGGGACCACAAACATTTAATAATGTTGGTAACGAAACTACATTAACTGCAAATCAATTAGCAAAGGCAGTTGGTGGAGATTTAGGAGAACACATTGGTGATTCTAATATAACAGATACCGGTACGATTGTTTCGATTAATAGTAATACAGAGGTAACTGGTTCATTAAAAGTAACAACCAGCATCACATCATCAGGATTATTAATTACCGGATCTACCACAACTGATTTAGTTAGAATTACTCAAACGGGAGCAGGTAATGCATTTGTGGTAGAAGATTCAACTAGTCCTGACACATCATCATTTACTATCAGCAATGCTGGTAATGTAGGAATCGGTATAGCACCAGACACTAGTTATAAATTATATGCGTTAGGTGGTAATATAGCTGCTGTATATGGAGGTTCTGCAACTTATGGAGTTCAAGGTTCTGGTACAAATACAGGTGTTTACGGTAGCGTTGATGGGAACCTCGTCAGAGGAGTTTTCGGTCACAATTTATATGGTATTGGTACAAGTGCAATTGGTATTGAAGGACAAGCAATAAATGGTGTCGGTGTTAAGGGAGTTGGTGGTATATATGGTGGTAGATTTTCAGTTGATAACGATAATGGATCGCCAATTGGAGTATATGCTTCGGTAGCCCCTGGAGAAAACGCAAATGGAACAGGTGTATATATTGGTGGTAAATTTGAGGCTCCAAATCCGGCCGATTATGGAGCCGGATTCACCGGTTATTCAGTTCAGTTGCAAGATGGTACGCAAGCAGCTGGTAAAGTATTAGTATCGCAAGATGCTAGCGGATCTGCCAATTGGAGTACACAATTATCTGGATCATATGCAATAACTGGTTCATTAACCGTTACGGATAAAATAAAAGGAACTAGTTCTCATATTGATACAAATGCATTAATACAAGCATCGCTATTATATTTATCCAATAATTTCTAATCAAAATATTTATTAATATAAAATATAAAACAAAATTATGGCATCAAGTTTAACATTTACAGGAACACTAATGGCATCGGCATCATTGCTGTTAAGTTCATCACAAGCAACACCAATAGTTATAGCCCAAGGAGGTCCTTCTGGATCTAGAATATATAGTATTGCGGTTCAAACAAATTCAACGACGGCACCAAATCATGTATTAGGACTTTCTAGTTCTATAGGTATAGCAAGAATTGGAACATTAGCAGTAACAGCTAACTCAGGATTTACCGCAGGTACTGCTAATTTTGACTTTTTTGGTAACTCACTATTCGCATCGGTATTCCAAAAAAATAAAGATGCTAACGGGGTACCATATTTCAATTTAGCACCAAATACATTCTTAACAATGCAAACGACAGCATCTGTATTTATATCATCTGGTGCTACATCGAGTATATTTGTTAACGGCGAATTCTATTAATAATGGCTAGAGCAGGTTTCGAACGAGGTTTTAATCAATCATACCTACAAGGCGTAAAATCCGGACATGCAATGGGTAATCATAGAACTGGTTATGCTGGAGGATTAACTGATGGCACTGCTAACATGGATAAACTGCAAGACCCGGTGTTATTAGCACATGCAAACACCCATTGCCCATTTTATTTTTGGAATGCCGACAATGTTACATTATCAGGAACAAATGTAACAGCTGTAACTAATTTATTAGGTACTCAATTTAATCCATTATTTGAACCTAGTGCACCAACTATCACTGTTAACGGCGACCCATTGTATGTACCTCAGGCAGTCAATAATAACCGGGCAGCAATAACATTTGATGCTAACGATTCGATCGGCGTATTTAATGATACAACGGCAAATAAAAATTTAACATTGTCATCTGAAATGACATTGATGTTGGTGTGTAGAGTAGACACCGCATCCACTATAATGTTCTCTAAAACAGATGAAACATCTTTCCCGGGTACGGGTACATCTGGAGATTTGATTGTGAGAACAGACGCAAATAAAAATTTTCAAGTAACATATTTAGGCGGAGTATATTCAGGATTTAACTATGACGAATTTACAACAAATGATCCAAAAGTTAGATCAAATCAGTGGGTAATATTAACCATTAAAGCGCAAACAAAACGCCCTAATGGACGCGGTAGTGAAATTGAAATATATGTTAATGGTACGCGAGATCAAAGAGATACCGGTATACCTACTTTAATTGGTTTTGATTTAGATACATTTCAAAACAGATATATACAATTTGGAAATGGTTCATCATTAACAGGTGGTGGTAACAGTATTGCTGCAGGATTAATTACTGGGTATTGGATCAATGAATCGCAACAAATACGATTAGAAAATTATTTTAGAGATTATTATGGAACAAAATTTTAACCCAGAAACACAAGAATTAGTATTCCGAGCAGAATATTTAACAGAACAGCCACCATTGCCAATTACGGTTATAAAAAATGGAATGAATTATTTAACAATATATCCAGACCAAGCAACCCAAGATGAAATGATACAGTATTTCACCGCACAAAACTTATGGCATTTATTTGATATAATTGAAAAAACGGTTTGATTTTTATTGAATAATATATATAATAAATTATACGTTAAATTAAAAACAAAAAAGGTTATGGCAACAGCAAAAAAACTAAACGCAGAAGATTTAGCTGCAATTGAAGAATTAAGAACTGAGTTTCAAGATGTATACAACCAAATTGGATTATTAAGTATTGATGAAAAATCTATACAAGTTCAATTAGAGTATATTAAATCCGAACAAGAATTAAAATTCAATGCATTTAAAGATTTAAGAGTTAAAGAAGAAGAGTTAATGACTAAATTCAGAGAACAATATGGAGACGGTCAAATTAACCTAGCCGACGGAACATTTATTCCTGCAGAATAAAATTCATTGTTTAGTAAATATTAGTTATATTTATTATTAAAAATTAAGGAGAAATTTCTATGGCAGAAAGAATAGTTGCACCTGGCGTGTATACAAAAGAAATTGACCAATCATTCTTACCAGGAGCAATTGCTCAAATTGGTGCAGCAATCGTTGGTCCAACAACAAAAGGACCAGCATTGGTTCCTACTCAAATTACATCATTTAGTGAATTTACTAAAATATTCGGAACATATTCAGATGAATCATATGTACCATATGCAGTAAATGAATATTTAAAAAATGGTGGTAATGTAATTACAGTAACAAGATTATTGTATGAAGATGGATATAACTATGCGAATGGTGTTTTAGCAGTAATTGCTAAATCTGGATCTATTCAAAAAGTAACTCACGTATTACACCCAACAAACCAAATATCAGGAACAACTTCAAATTTATTGTCAGAATCATTAATTGGTAATGATCAATCTGGAAGTTTTGCAATTAAATTGTCGGGTTCGTATACTGCTACATTTGACAGTACAAATAGTTTATACCCAGCAACTGGTGTTGCAGTTTCTGCTTCAATTAACCCAAATGCAAATAATTATGTAACAAAAATATTTGGTACGTCACCAAAGTCTAACGATTATCCAGTATACGTACAATATGAAGATAAGAATGCATACACAGCATTTGCTAATGCATCTGGTGTATCAATTGAAGTAGCAAAATTTTCTACTTATGATTTTACATACGATTATAGTGCGGCTGAAACACCATGGGTAACATCACAAAAAATTGGTAGTGTTGCAAAGAATTTATTTAAATTTTATACATTATCCCATGGTACATCAGTTAATCATGAAGTTAAGGTAGGTATTAGGGATATTAAAACTAGTTCAGAAGTAACTGATCCGGAAGGTTATCCAACGTTTGTAGTTGAAGTACGACGCGTAAATACCACAAATATACCAAATACTCCATATGTATCATCTGACTCAGATGCATCACCAGATATGGTTGAGCAATTTCTTGTTAATTTAAATCCAAATTCTCCAAAATATATTGCAAATGTAATTGGTAACAGATATGGTACAATTAATAGTGATGGTGATTTGATTATCAATGGCGATTATCCAAATAAATCAAATTATATACGAGTAACTGTTGATGAAAGTGTAGAAACTAAGAATAATGATAAAACATTATTTCCATTTGGATTTGCTACAATATATTCGCCAATACCAAATGCATCTGGAAGTTTAAATTTAGCGTCAGCTAGTTTTGTAGCTAGTCAAACAAATGCAAACGGAATATTTTCTAAAAATGTATTTCACGGATTTGATTTTTCAAATACAGCTAACTTAAGTTATTTAGCACCATTACCAGTTGAAGCTTCTAGAAGTACTGGTAGTAACGTTGCATTCTATTTAGGTAATGTTTCACAATCTGCAGATTTAGGATATAAAGATTCAGAGACTAATATTGTTTATTCTGGTTCATTAACAGATTCTATACAAAATGGTAGATTTGAAAAACAAATAGCATTATCAACTAGAAAATTCATTGTACCATTTCAAAATGGATTTGATGGATCTAGACCAAATTTACCAAAAAATTCTGGTATTAATATAACAGACGTTAATACATTTGGGTTTAATTGTTCATCTGCAACATCAACAGGTACGACTGCATACGCCAAAGCATTTGCATTATTAGCTAATACAGATTATTATGATATTAATTTATTGTTAACACCTGGTATTATTCACAACCTTCACGGCGATGTAACATTAGCAGCAAGAACATTAGTTGAAGAACGTCAAGATACATTTTATGTAATGGATGGTTCTGCAGCAGGTAGAACAGTTCGTGATGCTATTAGCGATGTAAGCGGATTAGATTCAAATTATACTGCTACATATTTCCCATGGATTCGTATTAAAAATCCAATTAAAGGAACAAATATTTGGGCACCACCATCAGTTGTTATGCCTGGGGTATTAGCATTTAATGATGTGAATGCAGCACCATGGTATGCGCCAGCTGGATTAACTAGAGGTGGTTTAACGACTGTGTCTGATACATATTTAAATTTATCGCAAACAGCTAGAGGTTCATTGTATGAAGCACGTATTAATCCAATTGCAAATTTCCCAGCAACGGGTATCGCAGTTTGGGGACAAAAAACACTTCAAGCACGTGAATCTGCATTAGATAGAGTAAATGTAAGAAGATTGTTAATTGCAGTTAAAAAATATATTGCATCTGCTACTAGATTCTTAGTATTCGAACAAAATACGGAACAAACTAGAAAACGATTCTTAGATATTGCTAATCCATATTTATCATCTGTAGCAAAAAACCAAGGTTTATATGCATTTAAAGTGATAATGGATGAATCTAATAATACAAATGATTTAGTAGATCAAAATATATTATACGGTCAGTTATTCTTGCAACCAACTAGAACGGCTGAATTTATATTATTAGACTTCAATATTCAACCAACGGGAGCATCTTTCCCTGAATAATAGATTAAATAAAAAAATGAGGAAGGCAGTCAATACGGCTGCCTTTTTTTAGTTTAATATATTTATATAAAAAAAGGAATTTTATAATATGGCATCATTTATATATAGAGGTACCACTGTAAGTCAGTACGGATTAGCAGCTGGTACATTAGATAACCTAGCAGCAGATCCAAACATACCAAAAGACCCATTAATTACACAAACAGGTACAGCATTCCCTAAAACCAAAACAACAAAAGGACGTGCGGATTTATTTGATAATGCATTTACATGGGAACCAAAATACCAACATAAGTTTATTATGACTGTTGATGGTATTCCATCATATTTAATTAAATCATCAGCAAAACCATCTGCAGATAATGGAGAAGTTGTGTTAGATCATATTAATATCCAACGAAAAGTTAAAGGTAAAACTAAATGGAATAATATAGAAATTACATTGTACGATCCAATCACACCATCTGGAGCACAAGCAGTAATGGAATGGTTTAGAGCACATCACGAATCTGCTACTGGTAGAGATGGGTATTCTTCATTTTATAAAAAAATTATAACATTGCAACAATTGGATGGAATGGGTGTACCAGTTGAAGAATGGACTATAGAAGGAGCATTTATTCAATCATGTAATTGGGGAACATTAGATTGGTCTGCAGAAGACGTTCAAACTATAACAGCCACAATAGCATATGATTATGCGTTTCAACACTATTAATCAAATTTATATATTATCAAAGATGGGGGTAGAAATACTCCCATTTTTTACATTTTATATATTTATAATAAATTAAAAAGGAATAAGTTATGACAAAGGTTACCGATCGTATTTCGGATTCTGCTATGGTTGAATTTGCAAAAAAACAATACGAATCTAAACAAAAAAGCAAAGTCCCAACACAAATAGTACATTTAACTAGTAAAGGATTAGTATATCCAGAAACACACCCACTTCGTAAAGGATATGTAAATATGCGATATATGACAGCATATGATGAGGATATTATTACTAATGAATCATATATTTCAGAAGGTATTGTATTTGATGTTTTATTAGCTGAATTAATAATTGACGATATTGATATTAATGATATTTCAGTAATGGATAAAGATTCATTAATAATTAATGCTAGGATATTAGGATACGGACCAGAATATCCAATTCTTGTAACTGACCCAAAAACTGGTGCAACTCTAAAACGTACATTAGATCTATCAACAATTGTATCTACTGAATTTAAACTAATTCCTGATAAACTAGGAGAGTTTGATTATAAAGTTAATGATGAACTTACATTTAAATTTAGATTTAAAAACAACAAAGACGATCAAGAAATTGACTCAAAAAGGAAAATATCTAGTTTCTTATTTTCTGTAATTACAGAAGTTAATGGTGATCGTAGTTCTATAGCAATTGAAAACTTTATAAAGTATACATTTTCTCCAAAGGACTCTAGAGTATTTAGAACATATTATAGCGACAATTCTCCTGGAATGATTACTGATATCGAATTAGAAGGTGAAGATGGAGACACCTTCAAAACTAGGTTTCAACTTGGACCAGACCTTTTTTGGATATGATACAACTCATTCTATACATGTACATGAATTAATATTTGATATGATATGGTATTCAGACGGCAGGTACGATTGGGATACATTATATCATATGCCAATATATTTGCGTAATTTTTATTTAAAGAAACTAAATCAAAAAATAGAAGAACGCAATACTAAATAAGTATAAATCGCTATCATTGATATTTATAATAAAAGTATTCAATGATAGCGATTTCAACAACATATATGATACTACATAAATTAAAATATCAACCAATTGGTCAAGGCGGATCAACAAATCCAAATCCTAGTGCAGATGATGTAGCAAAAGCAGCTGCAAAGGGGACTGGTAAAGCAATAAAAGCTGCAACTGAATATACTGATGCAACTACTAGATTAAACTTAGGCCTAGCCGAACAAGATCGATTCCAACGACAATTAATAACATCGGTTACTGATGTTGCTAAACAAATTACAATATTAGAAGAGCGAGAAGCTAAATTAACAAGTACATTTAGAGTAGGTACGCAAGAATTAGCAATGCGTTCCGAAGCATTTAATGATTTTCAAGCTACTTTAGGAGCAACAAATGATGAAATGGCACAGTACCGACTTACCATGGAAAAAACATTTGGGTTATCAGGAAAAATATTTAGAGATGCTGCAGCAAACGGAAATAAATGGGTAAAGGGGCAAATTACCGCATTTGATTATTTATCTAGAAACACAAATTTAACTGTTGATCAACAAGCTAGTTTACAATTATATGCCGCTGGTGCCGGCCGATCTATAGAAGAACAAATAGTAGCAACAAAAGCAGTTGCGGATGCGTATGGTAACGTAATTACAGAATCAACAACATTTGAAGAAATAATGCAAGGTATAGCATCATTATCATCAGATGTAAGATCTCAATATAATAAAATGCCTGCAAGTTTAGAGCAAGCTGTTTTAAAATCTAAACAGTTAGGCATATCAATGGATCAATTACATCAATCTGGAAAAGGTTTATTAGATATCGAATCGAGTGTAGGTAAAGAAATTGAATATCAATTATTATCTGGACAACGATTAGTCAAGAATGGTAAAAGTTTAACTAATGCATATCGAGAAGCTACATTAGCTGGGGATATGGAAAAACAAGCTGATATCATGAAAGATGTAATGGAAACACAATCTGCTACGTTAGATGGTAATAACATGTTAGCTAAACAAGCATTAGCAGATTCAATGGGATTGCAGTTGAAAGATTTGATGTACATGAATGAAAAAAAGCATCTACAAGAACAAATGAACGAAGCCCTAGGTGAGGAATATAATTTGCAAGAGATCATGAATGATCCAAAAAAGAAAAAAGCATTTGAATTAGAATTAATAGATAAATCAAAAGGGAAAGACGAAGAAGCTAAACAAGCCCAAGCAATACTTGACAAATTAGCGGTGATGACTAAAAAAGATGAAGATAGAAAATCACCCGCAGAAAGAATTGAAAGACAATTAGCTAGTATACAAGATCAAGGATTAAATGTACGAGTTAAAAGCGGCGCGGCCTTACAGCCTGCTCGCGATTCTGCAGGAACATTTGCAACTACTCAAATGAAGCCATTTGATTTTACAAAAGATGATAGCTATATTAAATTTCTTGGCGGGTTGAATGAATCATCAGTTAAAACTAAAATTTTAACAGATAATTTTAATGATCTAGGAAATAATTTACCACTCCTAAGCACAGCTATTACAGAAATAGGTACTAAGATTAAAGACGCACTCGATAACATAACAGGCGGTAATGCAAATGTGCTGGATAATAAAATTAAACAAACAACTGCTCCAACTGGTGGCGAAATTAGCGAACAAAAGGAAGATGCTGTTATCGGAATCAATGATGGTGTTATAAAATTCAATGATAAAGATAAATTAACAGTTGTAGCATCACCTTTCGGTACAATGAATGAAAAGGTTGCAGATAAAATAACTAATCCAAATGGTGCCGGATCATCTGTAGATATGAATTCAATCGTTGCCGCTATACAATCAGCATTAGGTAATATTAATATAACAGTTGCATTAGATCCAATGGCAATTGATAAAGAAATTAAATTTAGACAAGGTAGTTTGAATAGTTAATAAATAAATAAGGAATATATGCCAATAGATAGTACTAACTATGTAAGTGAATGGTGGAATAGTATATCAGGAATTCATACCAATTATTCGCCATCAAAAATCGGACAGTCATTCGGTAACGCTGCAGGAGCCGCAATACAGAATTATACCGGTGTTAATCCAGCAATGGTATTTACAAATGCAAATGAAGGCGGATTATATTCAACAACACCATATGTTAATTTATATAAACCAATTGGAACATCATTTTCAGATTTTAGATCTAGACTCGGTGTTGATATCGCTTCGTCTGTTTTAAAAGCTAGAAAAGATGGTGTTTGGTCTGCAATAAATATATCACCTAGATCTGTAGCATATTCTATAGCATCAATGGCACCATATGGGGCATATAGCGTATTTAATTTAAATGCTCCTGGAAGACGTGGTTTTGGTTGGGGTTCACATGGCGATACAGCTGCAGCTATATTTAAAACTGATTTTACATTACAAAGTAACATTGTTACCAAATGGTCATCAACGGGCGGAGACGATGCAAAAGGTGGTTGGGTAACAAAAAAACGAAACGCATTAACACCATTCCGCGGAGACCGAGTTAATGTCATAGATTATAGTAAACGAAAATTAGATGACATTTATATTTGGAAAAAACCATTAATTCCGGGAGTTGCAAACGCATTAGGCGGACTTAATCCAAATGTAACACAAGATTTTATTAAATTTTATTTTACAGGACCAAAATTACACAATGGAAACACTGATGATGTTGATGACGTAATGGTATTTAGAGCTACAATTACAACATTAGATGATTCATTTTCACCAGAATGGTCAACTGTTAAAATGATAGGCCGAGCAGATCCTAATTTTCATTATGGTGGGTTTTCTCGAGATATGAGTTTAGGATTTACGATATATGCAACTGATCGAGATGAAATGAAACCGATATATCGAAAACTTAATGCATTAGCTGGTTATACAGCGCCAACTTATGATAGTGGATCAATTGGTTTAATTGCACCGTGGATGCGTATAACAATTGGCGATTTATTAATTCAACAACCAGTATTACTTAATTCGTTACAATTAGGGTTAATGGATGCAGATACACCATGGGAAATTAATATCGAAAATGACCCAGAAATGAAACAAGCTCCGATGAAGATTTCGGTTACTATGACATTAAAAGTAATCACCGATTATCTTCCAGAACAAAACGGACAGTTCTATACATTATCAAAATCAAATACTATCAAAGGACCAGAAAAAGGAACTCATAATTGGTTAACTGATACTACTAATAGAACTATAACACGATCGGAAAATGATACATCTTCGGGTGATAAATTTAAAGACAAACTTAAACGGGCATTTAACTTAACACAATTTTAAAATATAAATAACATGGGACGCTACAATACAACTAATATTATACGAAACAAATTTGACAAACAAATTGCTAGTACAACAATAATATCAATACCATTTGATTCAAATGATATTTATATAAGAACTACTAGTTTAGAGCGATTAGATAAATTAGCACATACATTTTATGGTGATGTATCTGAATGGTATAAAATTGCAACCGCTAATGGATTAGGTAAAGGAACGTTATGGGTACCAGCAGAAACGGTATTACGAATTCCACAAGTTACAAATATCGATGAATATATAACAAAATATAATAAAAATAGATAATGAGTCAAATATTTTATTCAGAAGTAGATAAAAATTTAGTAGATGAATTAAATGAAAGAGCAAAGGCAGCTACGAGTCGTACGACCGATTCACTTAATTATATGTTGACTAAAATTGCAAATGTAGAAATAGTTGCATATAAAAATCAAGATTTAAAAGATCGCGGAGAATCAAATCAATTATATATATTGGGCGGTAAAACTGTGCGAGAAGGTAATTATTTACCTACTGGTTTTTTATCTGATAAGAATATCGTAAATGGACGACCAAATTCATATAAAGTTCCACCATTTATAACTAGTTGTGCTGTAACAATGAATGACCATACCATGGGGACATTAAATTCAGCTACTATTAATATAACAATACCAGATCCCGGCCGTGATTTAGATTATATGGAAAGTATATTTGCTAAACCTGGTAGAGCATTAACAATTAAAATAGCACACGCAGATTCTGCAGTTATAACGAAAAAAACACTTGATGGATCCACAATACAACCAAAAGTTCCACTGGGTAGTACTAATACAAAATTATGTGTAGTTGAATTTGATGCATTAGTTATTTCTTTTAGTATTTCATATTTAACCGATGGTACTGTTGCATTAACAATACACACACGTGGAACTAGTAATGTGTATACCGATGTAACCATGTTAACCAATCCAAAAGAAACAGTTGATAAAGAAAAAAAAGATCAACTAACATCTGACTTTTATGAACGTGTGCAAAAAGAAATTGAATCTAGATTAAACAATGTTGATGATGAAACTGTAGAAATACATGTTGCATATCAAGATCTCCCAGAATCATTATCAAATGAAATATATGGAGAAAATGATTTTTGGACATTCCGATCGAATAAATTTTGGGATAAACAAGAACGTTATTATATACAATTAGGTCGACTTATTCGTTTTTTAAACAAATTTATTTTATCAAAACAACAAGAATTTGTACCGGGAGCATTTATAATATCAAATGATATATACTGTCAAAGTAACTATTATGAATATTTAGTTTCAGCAGACCCAGAAAATATTCTTATTTTAGATCAATGTGTTTATGGGCAAGATCCAACAAATAAACAAGATAGAAATTTTGTAAGTCTTGCAACTAATTTTACAACTAATATTGATGATGGCAGTATATACGATAGTAAATTTAACGATGGCGATAAACTATACTCATATCCAACTCGAATCTATGTAAACATGGATGTAGTTAAATCTATATTAATAGATAGTAAAACATCTGGATCTAGAACTTTAAAAGTTGGAGAATTTTTAATTGAATTGAGTAAGCGTATAAATTATGCATTAGGTGGTGCAATCGATATGCAATTAATATCACACCCTGACAATCCAAATTATTTATTATATGTTGATTCTAATTATTTAGGTAATAAAACAAACATAAAACCATATAATGTTCCAATGATGGCCGGTAAAGCCCGCGGAACTATAGTTCGAGATTTCAAAATTGAAGCTAAATTGCCAACTAATATGCAAGGTTTAATGTATACTACAGCAAATAGCGATAATATATCAGAAGAACAAATTGCACCATATATGAATTTCATGTATAATAATGCAGATGTGATTCGAACAACTGATGCAACCGGGAAAGTAACTGATAATACCGATAATAACAAACTAATTGAAGCGCGCGCGTCTGGGGTTCTTTCTGAAATGGAAAAAAAATATAAAGAATCACATGAAAAATATTTAACTTCATTAGCGAAAGCTAAACAGGAATTTGGTGATGTTAAGAAAAATGAAGCAAAACAAACTCAACTTGTAGGTGCATTAAAAAAATACATTCAATATCCTACACCAAATATAAAACAATCAGCACAAATGCAAGCCCCAATATATCCGTATGATATTGAGTTTACAATTGATGGTATTAATGGATTTAGATATGGAGACGCATTAGAATTTGATGCAATACCAACTAAGTATAAAAACGGTACAACATTTAGTATAATTGCCGTTAATCATAATGTTACTACAGCTGGAGAATGGACTACTAATATTAAATGTATAATGCGACCTCATTTTACGGAATAAAAACTAAATAACTATGCCTAGATTAAGACTGCAATATGCAAAAGATGAAATCATTACCGATCAATACACATATGGTAATGAATTAATGTACGAGGATACTATACAATATATCGGGCCGTATCATCGATACACAACCGGCGAAGCGTATACTGGACCAGTATGGGATGAGTCTACTTCGAAGAAATTAATAGAATATCAAGATACAACCTCATTATTATATAGATATAAACAACTAAATACTATTCGAATTAATTCTAATCCATTTACTAATTATTTAGTTGAATTAAAATACAATGACTATATTATCGGACATATTGATAGATACTTTATTAAAAAACTAAACGATGGCGTGATAACTGAAATTTCAAAATTAACATATGATGAGTATAATGGATCTAAGATTGATCAGAATCTTTATAAAGTAATAAAAGTAAAATGGGTTATAGCAGGACCACCCGAAACTATTATTATAAATGGCATAACTAAAATTGGAGTTGCTGAACAAAACAGATCTACATTAATTACTACAGAACAAAAATTACCAGGCATAGCTACAAAATTAAATAATCTATTAGAATTTTATACAGACACTGATTATAACGTACCAGCTGATATTAATTAACAGGTTTGAAATGTGGTTTAGTTTTTATATTATCATGATATGATACTAGACCATATTTCTGAAATCGATAGTGTATTCGAATATATAGAGAACAAGAAAACTCTAGTTATCCCAATATTATGTAACAACTTTAAACATGCTTCTATCAATAAAATGT